AACAAACAATTTTTCCGTAATATTTATAATAAAATATTTAATAATGAAAAAATCTGATTTAAAAACATCTATTAAAAACGAAATAATTGAAATATTATCTGAGGCAACTCCTGAAGAAATAGAAGCACAAAAAGAATTAAATGCTGAGTTAGAAAAAACTAAGGAGCTTCAAGATGATCTAATGTCTGAAGATGAAGAACCTACAAAAGCACAACTAAAAGGTGCATCTAAAGACTCAGTTGCTACTATAGCTAATAAGTTACAACAAACTACTAAAGAAATGAAATCTACTGTTAATAAGTGGAAGACATCAGAAGGAGAAGAAAAACAAAAATTAAGAGATAAATTATTGAAACTAACAAATATTAAAAAAGAGTTAGAATCAATGTTATAAAAACTACTGTTATGAATAAAATATGGAAATTATTACTCACAATTGGGGGAATTATTGGGGGTATGTTACTAGTATCTAGTAAGAAAAAGTCAAATTATAAAAAAAGAGTTGATGCAAATAAAGAAAAAATAGATTTTATTACTAAAAAATCAGATGAAGTAAAAAAAGAAAAAGCAAAAACAAAAGCTAATATTAAAAAAACTAATAAAAAAATATCTGTAACTAAATCTAAAGCAAAATCTACAAAATCAGCTAAAAAAACAACATCTAGTTTTAAGAAAAAATATAGAAAATGAGAATTTTAATATTTTTATTTATAACATTTTTTTTAAATGTAGAGATTTATAGTCAAGATACAGTAAAAATTCCTCAACAAGAATTAGAAGAATTTTTTTTAGCACTTGATACATTAGAATACCAAGATTCAATTAAAACTATTTTAATTAAAGATTTAGAAACACAAATATTAAATTATAAATTATTATCAAATCAAGATAGTTTATTAATTGAATTTCAAAAACAAGAAAGAATACTTTTAAAACAACAAATAGATTTACATTTAGATAGATTAAAAACGGTAGATAGGTGGTATCATAAACCTTGGGTTGGATTTATAGGAGGAGCAGCTACTACAGTATTAATGATTCATGTAATAGATTATTCTTTACCTAAATAATGGCGGATTTAAAAAAAATAATAAGACAAGAATATATAAAATGTGCAAAAGATCCTATACATTTTATGAAAAAATATTGTTATATTCAACACCCACAAAGGGGAAGAATTCAATTTAATTTATATCCATTTCAACAAAAAGTATTAGGTTTATTTAAAGAAAACCCATACTCAGTTATTCTTAAATCTAGACAATTAGGTATTTCTACTTTAACTGCAGGTTATTCTTTATGGATGATGATCTTTCATAAAGATAAAAATATACTTTGTATAGCAACAAAACAGGACACAGCTAAAAATATGGTTACAAAGGTTAAATTTATGTATGAAAATTTACCTTCTTGGCTTAAAGTAGATGCAATGGAAAATAATAAATTAACATTGCGGCTTACTAATGGATCCCAAATTAAAGCAACTTCTGCAAGTAGTGATGCTGGTAGATCAGAAGCAGTATCTCTTCTTTTAATTGATGAAGCAGCTTTTATTGATAATATTGGTGAAATATGGGCTTCAGCTCAACAAACATTAGCAACAGGAGGAGGATGTATAGCATTATCAACTCCTTATGGTACTGGAAATTGGTTTCATCAAACTTGGGTTAGAGCAGAAGCTCAAGAAAATGAATTTTTACCTATTAAATTACCTTGGTATGTACACCCAGAAAGAAATCAAGAATGGAGAGATAGACAAGATGAATTATTAGGTGATCCTAGAATAGCAGCACAAGAATGTGATTGTGATTTTAGTACTTCTGGTGATATAGTATTTTATTCTGAATGGATTGATTTTATTAAGGAGTCAACTATAAAAGATCCTATGGAAAGAAGAGGAGCAGATCAAAATCTTTGGGTTTGGGAAAATGCTGATTACTCTAGAGAATATATGATTACTGCTGATGTTGCTCGTGGTGATGGAAAAGATTTTTCTGCATGTCATGTAATGGATATTGAAACTAATACTCAAGTAGCAGAATATAAAGGACAACTAGCACCAAAAGAGTTTGGATATTTTTTAACAGGATTAGCTACAGAATATAATAATGCTTTATTAGTGGTTGAAAATGCTAACATAGGATGGGCTACTTTAGATGCTATAATAGAAAGAGGATATAGAAATTTATATCATTCCCCCAAATCAGATCAGTTAACAGCAGAATCTTACTTAAGAGTATATGAAGGTAATTCTGAAATGACACCTGGATTTACTATGTCAATGAGAACAAGACCTCTTTGCATAAATAAATTTAGAGAATTTGTTGGTGATAGATCTGTAACAATTCAATCAAAACGTTTACTAGAAGAAATGAAAGTATTTATTTGGCGAAATGGAAGACCAGAAGCCCAATCAGGATATAATGATGATTTGGTTATGTCATTTGGGATTGGTATGTTTCTACGTGACACATCATTAAAGTTTCAACAACAAAGTTTAGATGGAGCTCGTGCTGCGTTAGGTAGTATACAAAAAGCAAAACCCTCTTATAGTGGAGGATATAGTAATAATAGTGTTAAAAATCCTTATACAGTAAAAATAGGAGGAAAGGATGAGGACATTAAATGGTTATTATAACATATTTATAAATAAAATAAAATGGCAGATACAGGTTTATTTTCAAGATTAAAAAGGTTATTTTCAACGGATGTATTAATCCGTAATGTTGGAGGTGATCAACTTAAAGTCATGGATGTTAATCAAATCCAAATGACAGGTGAGTTAGAAACAAATTCTCTAATAGATAGATTTAATAGAATTTATACAAATTCTCCAAATTCATTATATGGTCAACAACAAAATTTTAATTACCAAACATTAAGACCTTACTTATACTCAGAATATGATGCAATGGATACTGATGCTATTGTAGCATCAGCATTAGATATTGTAGCAGATGAAAGTACTCTTAAAAATGATATGGGTGAAGTTTTACAAATTAGATCAACTGATGAAAACATTCAACAAATATTATATAATTTATTTTATGATGTACTTAATGTTGAATTTAATTTATGGCCTTGGATTCGTAACATGTGTAAATATGGTGATTTCTTTTTAAAATTAGAAATAGCAGAAAAATTTGGAGTTTATAATGTAATACCTTA